ACCCAGGGAGGGACCAGGTTGTCCTCGGTAGCCTAGATATTACCTTTGGTAGGAGTTTAGTAAACAAAGTTGGAACACTTATTGCTATTGCAGGTTCCTATTCTTATTTTTATTCTTATTTCTATTCTTATTCTTTCTCTTTCTTACTCTTTCTTACTCTTTTTCCAACTACGTAGGTGTCCTAGGGTATACCTTAGGTATATGTACAACCATACTATCAGTGCTAGTACCCCTATAAGGAGATAAAAGAAAGATAAACACGATAATAATAGTAAAGGGATTAGGAAGTGCGTAACTAAAATAAATATAATAAATAATTGATTGATGTACTCTTTGATAGGAGCCTCCTCGATATTAATCAGGTCTTTATGTACGATAATAAACAGACCCTAGGGACCCTTAGAATACATATAGCTTCTTTATCTAGAGGGCAACGATTCTGGTACCCCCTAGTTACCGTACTTCTAGATTCTAGCAGTCCATTGAGGATTTTGTATGTCTCCTATGAACTGATCTAGTTGATCCATGAGTATTTGATCTTTGTATTCCTTCTGCATTTCGTCTTCGTCTATACCTACCATCTCTACTACAGCAGCTAAGGCTATAGCTAGTGCATCTAACCTATCGTCATGTCTTAGGCAACCACGTACCCTAGTAATATGAGTCATCTGATATATTAAACCGTAGGCTAACTTCTGAGGACTCTGTAGACACTCATTAATATCATCCTTTAGTAATTGACTATCGATAATAATCTTATGCTGATTCAGTAGAGGTTCCATTGTATCAATGATCCTAAGTTCTTTCTGCTTACTACTACGTACTTCCTCGATACTACAAGGATATACCTTATTTAGTATAGGGCGTAGCAATTGATCAAACATACCATCACCGAAGTTACTCTCGATATAAATCACATTAACTTCATGTGTCTTAGCTAGTGTAGCAAGTTTAAATAGATTATCATTATTGTATCCACCCTGCATACCACCACAAGCTACTATGTAAATTTTTCCATGTAAGTATTTAATAACACTATAACCCATCTCATCCGCACCACGACCCGAGGGATCTATAGACATCAGTGAGAACTGGTAATCAGTAAAGTCTTTATCAATATAAGCAGGACCGTGTAGGCTATCTCCTGTAAATCCTATATTAGGTATATCAAGTAATGTATCTCTCCCTGAGGAGTACGATAAACCAATGGGACCCTTACTACTTGGGATGTCCATAACAATCAGGTCATTCTGTTTCAGTGGATACTTATCAGCATCACTAAGAGTTGTATCTAATTGGTACTGTAACTTGAAGTATGTCTTACCTACAGACCCTTCACGTTCCAAGAGATCCGTATCAGTAAAGCGTGTATCCGTAGGAGTCCCTATAGATGTCCCTAGAGCTATGAGGTCCTCTAAGTAAGGTGCTAGCCTTCCCTCATATACTTCAGGCTTCTCAGGTACCCTAGCGGGCCATATACGCACTAAGAACCCCTTATCAATAAAGCGATTGTATACACTATCTCCAGTTTGAGGAGTACCTAGTCCAACGATACTAGCATTATCATTAGTCTGGAGAATAGAATCAAACTCATTAATCTGTGAGAGGATCTTACTACGCATCACTTCAGTAGCACTATTAATACTAGTCTCGACATCATCCGCAATAAGTAGGGATGCTCTGTTACCCTGTAGCTGTGAGTTAATACCTAGACATTTAACACTAGGTTGTACTGAACTACGACAACCATCAACATCAAAGGCCATAACAGAATCTCTCTGGTCAGTCCTAGGCTTTAGGTGCTCTAGTAATGGTACTTCAATAAGTAGCTTATGTATAAATGTACTAATAGCTACCGCATGAGGACCTGATGCAGATACAATAAGTACCTTCTCATCAGGATTTCTAAGTAATCTCCAGGTAGCATAAGCTCCTGTTAGGTATGTCTTACCAACACCACGGAACGCTTCAATTAAGAGACGTCTATGTCCCTCTTGAAGTGTCCTAGCTATATCCTTTTGTATCGGTGTAGCTGGTGGTAGTCCAATGTTATCCCATATGTAATCTACATAGTCTGGGAAACTCTGTACTAGCTTTTTAAAATCTTTATTCTTTTGCATAAGTCCCTCTCTCTCTTAAATATTTCATAGCTTCTCCTAGGATCTCTGCATTATCTTTCAGTAGACCTAGCCCTCTATTACATGAGCTACAAAGTAACCCACGTGTTAATCCTGTCTTATGGTTGTGATCCACTGTGAAGTGAACCGCAGTACCTGTAGGATTACCTTTACATATAGCACATGAACCCTCTTGAAGTACTAATAAACGATCATAAGTATCTATAGTTAGACCATAAGCTTTTTCATAATGACGAATACGCCTACGCTCTCTATTGTATGAGTCCTGTGACTTTGTTAAATCTGAGTTACAGTCCCTACATATACACTTCTTACCGTATGACATTGCTTTATCATTACTAAATGCTTCTAAATCTTCTTCAGTGTGTGCCTCTAATGAACACATCCTACATACTTTTAACGCTATAGACATAATACCTCTTTATCGTTTAACTATTGATGACCCGAAGTACATACCTACTACTGCTAGTATAGCATGTCCTAACCATACCGGAGTAACGATACCATCCAGTGTTACGTATTCCGTTACCGTCTTACTCCAAAATAACCAGTTAGTAGTTACATCTACAGGTATAGAAGTCTGCATACCTAATGTAGGGGCTACTAGTATAAATACAGCCATAGCCATAAATGAGATAACAAGGAATCTACGGATCCAAGAAGCATTAGGATTAATATAATTCCTAGCAGCCTCTATACCCTTCCTTCTCTCTTCATTCAGTTCAATTAACATTCTATGCTGATCGGCCTTATCCTTAGATGCTTGACTCCACATCTTCAGGACAGCACCGCCTGCAGTACTCATTAACATAGTCACGACTTCCATAGGAAATCCAAACATGATTAACGTGTACCTTCTAAGTAGTCATCCTCACTTGCTAAGAATGATTGTATCAAGTTAGCCATAGGCTTACTCTCTACTACATCTGCTGTAATCTCATTATCCTTAAGGAACTTGAGAACTGATGCCAGTTCCCCAGGAGCTAGGCGCTCCCCGTTGTCCAAAAGGTCACTGAAGTACGTTGCCATCTTGTCATGTAGCCCGTTAAGGCGCTCTATCGTTGCTTTCTTACTCATTAGTTATCCTTTCCATTAGTCATTATTTCCGTAACCTTACCTACAGATACTGGGACGTTCTTCTTATCCGGGTAGTGTAGTTCTGGGCTAGGCTCTTGTAAGTTGTTGTCCGCGATCTTACGCTTAAGACCCGCTTCCTGTATTAGTGGAGAGACTAAACGTCTATAACGCTTAGGATCCTCTGCAAGGAATAACTTCCTAGCATCTGACTTAGCCTTCTTGTATACCTCACGTATCCAATGCTGCTTGGAGTTAGGCGTAAAGCGGTCAGGGAGATAAGGAACCTCTTCGGGCAGGTTCTTAAATTCTGGATTATTAAAAAGAGCCATAAACCTGCCATGAGTATCCACCTTGTCTAACGCTAAGCGTAAGTCATAGTAATCCTGAGGGTTGAGGTCCACACTACCTGCAAACCCTGGGATAGATATAGAATCCTCTTGTACTTTTATATTAGGGTGGTACTTATGTAGAGTCTCCGCTACAATTCCGGGATTTAACTGCATACTTCTAAAACGTACTATCGGAAGTCTAATCGGGTTCTTACGAACTCTACCGAGTAGATCAATCTCTGGACGATCCCCATACTTCGCAGACATAAGTCCTAATTTCTTCCTAAGCTGCTCTATGGCATTTTTAGCCTCATAAGTAGGCCCGCCGACTACTTGAGTCATTAAGTTTGCCATTGGTATAGCATTAACAGCATGCCTAGCGAGTAAGTTAATAGTACCATCTGTCCCTTTCTTATTAGTAAAAATGTCAATAACTTCCTGAACATTCTTAGCCATAGTCTTATTCTTGACAATCTCATACGCGATAGTGGCATACATAGCACCAGGAATAGCCTTAAGTTTCTCTAAGGCTTCCATGTCTGCCTCTCGTATATCTTCCACTTCTCTAGTGATCTTCTTCAAGTCTATCTGAGTCATCTCCTGTCCCGGATGGGCATCAAACCATATCTCTATTAGTTCGTCCCTATGTATAGAGACATCATAGGAATCAATCGTCAACTCTAACATCTCCATCTCATGCTCTAGTTTGTACTTTAAACCTCCCATAATTATCAGAGAACCCCAAGGTTCCATACGATTTAGAGGGACATAGAGACCATCAGTACCTGGAATGTACATTTGATACTCACCTTCTCCAGTGATCGTAGCAGTACCCCGACCTTCTGCCTCAATATTAAGTGTAATCTCTCCACTTTTGTATAACATAGCTCCTAATTCCATAACACCATAACCCACTAGCATCTTTGATATAGCAGAGTTTCGGCGAATACCTCCGGCCAGATAATCAGCTTGTATATCTCGTGATAAGAGCTGTATCCCTGGAGTACGTTGCAGGGTATCCTTAGACATATTAAACACTGTCTTGTAGAAGGCTCCAAATGTCTGCCCAATTCCTGGCACTTCAGAAGCGGTTTTACCTAGACCGATA